GCTCTCTCCACTCGTTTAAACACGAGTCCGTTCGGCTAACTTTAACATTAACCTTACGGAGAATCCGTAGAGTAGGAGGTCATATGCCATATTTTGATCCGAAAGAAGTGATATCCCGTCCAACGATGGAATATCTCTTAGTTCATTCAAATGGCGGTATCTCCAGCCCTCCATCCCGTGGTATTGATAACTCATTAGAGCCTATCAAAACATGGTATGAAGCCCGGTCTGGAACGAACGCTTCACAGCCTGATCTCATCCGCGTCTTCGGCATAGATTCTTTTGAAAAGAAGTTCTATCGCCGTCGTGTCGGGTGGGAATTTAGATATGAAGAAGTTCGGACCTACTTTACAGACCCTAGGGGTCGCCGTCGCTACCGTGTTAAAACGGTGCGTAAGCGTATCCCTATATGGGTCCAAGCTTACTCTTTAGTATTAAAGAAGAAGCGAGGTCCCACGTCTCAAACATCGTATCTAACTCCGAATCTTTTGGATTATAGGGTGGGATATTCATTCCTCACCCCCCAAAATCTTCGCGTTAGTTTTAACGATGTTGGGATGCCAGTCGGATATTGGTCAGGCTATTACGACGTGACTGGCCCTGGGAACTCTAAAGCACCGGGTTATTACACTCCGGTCGTTCCTGTGGGCTATCCACTTGTGAACCCCCCTTATCTTGGCGGCCCAAATAGCATCCTCTCTGAGGAAGCTCTTCGTGGCCTCTATAATAAGGTGTATTCCGCTCTGCCTGATTATTATACGGCGACTGCCGAACTGCCTGAGCTTGTGAATCTACTCAAACGCACTGCGATTGAGGCTGCTTCACTCGTTAAGGAGATCTATCGGCTAGACGTTAAACGTTTAGCTGGTCGCTTAGACTATAAAGTCTCTGCAAAAGATCTAGCACAGTTGTGGTTAACCTACATCTATGGTGTCGCTCCTGTTCTCGATGACGTTGCCGATACTCTCAAGTTCATTAGCCGTGAGGCTAGGACTTGGAGGTCGTACGTAAAACGTGAATCAGAGGTTACTACCTACGATGACTGGGATCATACTCCTATCCAGTATTCGAATCCAATCAGAGACATTCATACTGACTCCGTTTCATGGGGAGTCATTATTGAAGGTCGGATGACTGTTTCTGAATATCTTTATAGGGCGAGCCACTGGCAGAAGACTGCGGCCACCGTTTATGAAGTAATCCCTTTTAGCTTCATGCTGGATTGGATTGCCGACATATCGGGCTACCTTAACGCTTGTCAGATTTTTGAAGGTTTGTCATATAAGGCCTGGTCATCGTATTCGAAGAAACGCGAATACTCTTTCTCAGGCAAGTTTGTAACGAACCCCGATTATCCGACGATGGGTAGTTGGTCGTCGCCTTTATTTAGTACTGGATATCTTAGCTTTTCGATGCGCCGTGATTTTCCTATGGCGCTACCGGATATGCCTGATATCTCAATTACTAAACCACCAACTGATTTGTCGCATTTGAATCGTATTATAAATTCTCTTGCGATCTTATTAGCCAATGGTGATAGGATACCCAAAGGGATTATAAATAAACTATGATCCTCATTAAGTATTCCTGGGCGAAATGATTAATTTCAACCAGTCCCGAAAGGGTCCTTCCAACAACCTAAATTGGAGTCATCATGACACAATTTGCTACACTCTCGCTGAAAAATGATGCGGGTACCGAGAATAATTTTACCGTTCAAGGTATAAATTATACTAATGGGGTCGCCAACTGGTCGCTGACTGGTGGTTCGTATGACGCATCTCGTGCGGCAACGTTCTCCCTTCAGCAACCGACTGCGAAATCTAACAGAGCTCGCGTTAAGATCAAAGTTGCGATTCCTATTATGGATCCGATTAATGCTCTGCGTAAGGTTGACGAGGTCATCTTTAATGGTGAATTCGTTCTGCCCAAGCAGTCCTCATTGGCCGATCGCAAAGATCTCCGAGCATACGTTGCAGACTTCCTTACGGACGCTGTCATCGTAAACGCGGTGAATAACTTTGAATCGGTTTATTAAGGTCCTCGAATTCCTCGTGGCAGTCGTTACTGCTATCGTGAAATTCAGGGGGAAGTAGCTAATCAGATCCATTAGGAGAATTTCGTGAACTTAGTTCCGAAGCTGGACTATCGAATAGTCCTTGAGTTCTTAGAGAGTCTAGACTGCCCACGCTCATTATCTGTCGCGATTTTATATCGTTATTCAGAGTTTGAGCAGATCGTCAACCTTGAATTTAATCCTTTCGATTACAATTCAATGGAAGACGCTAGGTTTTCTCTTCAGGCTACAGAGTTTCTCAGAAAAAATGAGTCCCTTCCAACTTCTATCCAAAAAGAGGAAGTGGCTCACCTGAGTTTCTTGAAATCTGAGGAGAAGTGCAAAGAAACTAATGAACGTTTGCTTAGGCGAAATGCCTACGGGTCTGAAATATATTCAGCCTCCCGAAAAATTGCAGATGTTCTTGGTTCCTTTTGCGCTGACTCTCTTTTAGAGTTTGCAGGTTGGGGCCCCGGTTCGACTGTCTTTATAAAAAGACGCGAAGCTTCGGTCGCAAACAAATTCCGCAACTATGCAGAATTGACACCGGCCCTTTATCGTCTCGTTAAACCTTGGTTCGATACCCAATTTCCACATTGGGCACTTAAGCCAAGAATAATCGAAGGCAATAAAGTAATCACTGTCCCGAAAAACGCGAAAACCGATAGAACCATTGCCGTAGAACCTTCTCTGAATCTTTATTTTCAGAAAGGTGTTGGGGTAATGATCCGTCGGGCTCTGCGTAAGTTCGGCGTGCACCTTGATGATCAAACCGTGAACCAAGAACTATCAAGACTTGGTTCTGTAGACGGGTCCTTGGCAACAGTAGATTTTTCTGCAGCCAGTGACACTCTATCATCGGTCTTAGTCCTTGACTTGCTACCGTTTAAATGGTTTCAAGTTTTAGACACATTAAGGTCTCCGAGAGGTTTTGTCAATAAAAACGACCTAATCGAATATGAGAAGTTTTCCTCTATGGGAAATGGATTCACATTTGAACTTGAGTCGCTTATCTTTTGGGCCTTGGCTAAAAGCTGTGTCCCAACAGACCATCCACTCTATGATAAGATTAATGTATTCGGGGATGATGTTATCATCCCTAGCGAATATGTAAATCGATATCAGGAGCTATGCGAATATTGCGGTTTCTCTTTTAACATGAAGAAAACTTATTTTTCAGGTTATTATAGGGAATCCTGCGGTAAGCATTATTGGAACGGTATTGACATTACACCAATCTACAATCGTCGCTATCTCGAAAGAGACGAGATCATGCGTTTTCACAATAGAGTGGGTGAATTATCACGACGCTCTATTGGGGAAGGCTTCCGCGATAAGCGGTTCCGACCCTGCATGAAGCTACTATCGAATGCATTAGGGGTTTCCTACCCCCGTGTACCCGATGGCTACGGTGATCTTGGCTTAGTCACTAGCTTTGATGAGGTCTGCCCTGTTTTCAACAGGCATCTTCAGCGTGGCTGGTATGCTAAATCTTTGGTCACGCGTAACCGTGGTAGCTATGAGGACGACGACAGTGTTAGACTATCAGCACTGTACTACCAAATGAAACGTGGTAGCGTAGAAGGTGTTGACTCTATTCCCACTGGGAATCGAGTCATCTACTCGTCACGGGGAAAGCCATGCCTCAAGAGGCTCTGGTTTCCCGACTGGCCCT